AATATGACAGAATGTGGTTTAGAACATTTGTATATTCTGGTCCAGCTACAACTGCTGACTTTATTGTAGCAGATGCTTGTAATTTAGTTGCTGATCCTATTATTAGACAACGTGCTTCTTATGCTACTGGTACATCTGCAGAAATTGCTCAATTAGAGAAAAACTTCTACAGTTACCAAGCTGGTTACTTGAAACATTTATATAGAATGAATGGTTACAACGAGAACTTTGAGTCTTGGGTATCTGATGGTACTACTTATGACACTTACTATATTAAATTCAACGAGTACAACAAATCTGAATACCAATGGGGTGATTACATTATGGAAGATTCTACAGTGATTATCGCTGCTCCTAATGCTACAACAAGTGGTATTTCTGCTGCAATTACTACTGTATTAGAAGCTGGATTAGGTACTGTCGTAGATCAAGGTATCCCTTGTATCACAACTACAACAACTACTTCTAGTGCTCCTGCATCTACAACAACTACTACTTCTACTCTTATTCCTTAAGAATAAAAGAAGAGAGTAAATTAATAATAACCTATGCCAGGGGATAGAGGATAACTCACATCCTCTGGCATATTTATTTAAAAACAACATGGCAAACTTACAATTAGATATATTAGTAGTTCCTACTTATAGTGTACTTACACTTGGTGTTGCAGATGCTTCTGTATATCCTACCAATCCTCCAGTGGTTTCTGCACCATCTATTGAGATTGACATTCCTGGATTTGGAACCAAAATATTACCTTTTGTTCCTAATGAAATCAATGTATTTACATCATCTAATTTAGGAATAACAGATCCTGGTTGCAATCAAGCTCTTCCTGATGGAATATATAGAATTAAATATTCTGTTGCTCCTGCATATGCAAACTATGTAGAGAAGACAATATTACGTGTTGATAAACTTCAAGAAAAGTTTGATAACGCATTTCTTCAATTAAACATGATGGTATGCGATATGGCCCTTAAAACACAATCTAGTGTACAATTAAATACAATCAACTTCTTTATTCAAGGAGCTATTTCAGCAGCTAATAACTGTGCAGAATATGAATCAAACACATTATATGCTCAAGCAGATAATATGTTAAACAACTTTTTAAAATCCAACTGTGGTTGTTCTGGTAACAACTACCTAATAAACTTTTATTAATTATGGCACAATGTACTTCATGCGGAGCTAGAGTGGGATGTGGATGTCAATTAACCAATGGGTTATGTGGACACTGTGCATCTAAAGTTGAAAAATAAAAAACCTGATTATGTTATCACCAAGACTAACTAATTGTCCAGAATGTGCAAACATTCCTTCTTTAATTAAGAAAATAGATTGCAAGTTGGCAGAACTTGGCAACAACTTATACAACAATATTTCATATATGTTGAATAAATCTGTGCCTTCTAATGACATACTTCAACTAATTGGATATAGAAGAATTCTTATGTACAAATATTACAATCCTAATTATGTGCATACCTACTCTGTACAAATGATTGCTAGTAGAGTGATTCGTCTTACATCAGGATGTGTTAGTAAATGTAATGAACCAGAACGTTGTTTAGAAGAACCTTGTGACATTACAATTGTACAAAATCCAACTACTACCACTACAACATCTATAACTCCTTCAACTAGTACAACAACTACTAGTACAACTATAATACCAACTACCACCACGTCTACTAGTTCTAATACATCTACAACAACTAGTACAAGTTCAACCAGTACCACTGCACCACCAACAACTACTAGTACAAGTTCAACAAGCACAACGTCTACTAGTAGCACTTCATCTACAACCACTACTAGTACCACATTACTTTTTCCAAGTGCATCACCTTGTGTATGGTCTAGAGATATAGATGTAGTAGGGTCTATAGATGTATATGATGTTGTAACAAATACAACAGTAAGTATATCTGTACCAAATGATTTTGCTACACCTACAGGAATTACAATGCAAGCTTCTACAAATAATAAATTGTGGATTGGTGATGGATTAAATACAATTAAGGAGTGGAACATAATGCAAGAGACATTAAGTCTTTCATTTGTTAAAAATATTACTGTTGGTAATTTTGGTCCTAATCGAACTCAACCAAATGCTATTGCAGCAATAAATGATACTAATATTTATTTAGGTAATTCATCACTAACTGGAGGTAGTGTATATGTAGGATATTGGGATGTAAGTAGTCCTACTGCAACAATAAGTTCTTCCAATTTTGTTGCACAAAGACCTCTTGGAATTACTAATACTTATGGAGTAATTTCAAAAGTTACAGGACTTACATATACAAATTCAGGAAGTTTATTTGTTAGTATTAGACAAAACTTTAACACTGCATCTGATAATGTAGGAAACTATATAACAGAATATTATGGAATAATGCCTATTAGTAATTTTGTAACTTGGCAAAAAGGTCCTACAATTAAAGTGCAGAATACAATTGATTTTACTCTTGGTTATACTGGAAGAAAAGCTTTTGATTTATTTGGTTGGAATAATAAAATTTATTTAAATAATCCAGAAACTTCTAATTTTTATCAAATAGATCAAAATGCAACTTATGGTATTTCTTTATTAACTTCAGGTTTAGGATATTCTGATACACAAACTTTTTGGGCATCAACAGGTTGTTCAAATATAGATTTAATATCATACGCACCTAATTGTACTCCTACAGCATTACCCGTACTTAGAGATGGTTCTTCAGGACCTTATATTGGTCCAATTAGTTTTAATTATTCAGGAATGACTGTTCAAGCTAGCAGTACTAACTTCTTTGGTATGCTTGGACAACCTAGTGGTGTTGGATATATTACAAATTGTACTGGTATGTATATGGCAGAAAATACAGTAGTATTTTATGGAAAAAATGGAACTTGTTCATTAGACACTCCAGCATATAATTATACATTAACATTCCCAACACCAGTTAATAATGTTCCTTTTAGGATATCAATTTGTGATTTTGGTGATGATTTTAGATTTACAACAAATTCTGGTACACCAAGTATTTCAATCAATACTGCTTGTCTTATGACTGTTTCAGGTAATGATATAATTACAGGATTAGCTAGTGGCGGTGGTGGTAGTGGTGAATTTGTTATAACAGCACCTTCTGACTTTACTGAGATAACGTTATCAGGTACAAATTGTGGATTTGGTGGTCCTGTATCATTAGGATGTTTTGATAATCCTGTAGTAACTACATCAACCACTACACTTTTTCCTCCTACAACTACAACAACTACAACAATAGCAGGTGTGAATACAGTGTTTACATATTTTGAAGGAATAACTCCATAATAAAAACAATATGCAATTAACTAACGAAATATTAAATAAGATAGATGAGTTAAGGAATTTATATCCTGATGTTATATCTATTGGATATGGTCCCAAGATTTCAAATGGAGAAGCTACAGGAGACTCAGCAATAATTTATCAATTAAAAGAAAAAAAGAATATTGTTGATTTGTCTCCAGAAGAAATAATTCCTTCTGAAATTAAAATAGGTGAAGATTTAATAAAAACAGATATAGTTGAAATCTTTGCTGTGAATTCACTTGTTTGTAATGTTGGATGTGGTGAAGATAATGGTCCAAGTTCTATTCCTAATAGAACTTACACAAGACCTATTAAAGGAGCTCTATCTATAACAACATCTAATAAATATCCAGCTAGAGGAACAATAGGTTGTTTAGTTAAACATACACAAAGTGGAGCTGTTGTAGGTCTTACAAATAATCACGTAACAATACAAGATGCATTTTACACATCACAGAGAAATCAAAGTGGTTTATTAAAGAATGAATACACTCCTGTTAATGTTATTTATCAAAATACTGAACCAAACGTACCTGACTCAGTTGATGTAATTGGACAAAGTTTAAGATATGTACCGATTGTACAATTTGGTACAGGAGTAAATCAAGTGGATGCTGCAATATTTTCATTAAGTGAAGATGTAGTTGATGTAGATTCTTCTTGGGATCAAGTTGGTTTATCGTTAACACAAAATCCTCCTTTTGCTACAACATCAGAAATCAATAACTTATATGCTACAAATCCACAACTATATAGTTCAGGAAGAACAACAGGCCCAAAAGGTGGACCTTTGTGTCCTTTAACTATATATCAGATTGGTACTAATACATTAATTAATTTTAAATTACAAGGTGTTGATACACCATGTACATTTACTAATTGTATTGTGTTTGTTAAACCTGATCCAGCTACACCGACTGCTCAAATTCCTCAATGCTTTGGTCCAATTAGACCTGGAGATTCAGGATCTTTATTATTAGCAGATATAGGTGGAACTATCAAAGTGATAGGATTAAATTTTGCTGGTGGTGAAGATGTAAATGGAAATACAATATATGGATATGCATGTAGAATAGATCAAGTTGCAGCTCAATTAGGAATTGAATGGTGGGATAATACAGAACCATTAACTGTTGTAGATCTTACATCTATTGAATATAAAACAACAGTTGGAGGAAACTCAAATAAAACATTAACTTGTTTAACAAAAGAATATTGGCAAGTAGGATTAACTGGATCATTAGATAACCCTTGTTAAAATAATAAATCAAATCTTTAAAATAAAATAATATGTCCAATTGCTCAAATTGTTATAACGGATGTACAGAGATTGTCTCTGACAGATGTGTTAGATATACAGGAATTGATGTTCCTGTCTTAGGAATTCAAACTGGTGATTCTCTATCTTTTGTAGAACAAGCACTAATTACGTTTCTTACATCTACATTAGATGGTACAGGAATTGTATTAGATATTAACTCATCAATTATTTGTGATGTAGTGAAACAATATCTTCCAACGTGTAGAGACATTAATGTATTAGATCTTTCTATTGCTTTAATTAAAGCTACATGTAAATTACAGGAAGAATTAGATTTATTAGATGAAGCTATTAATGTTATAGAAGCTCCTTACACAACAAATTGTTTAGCAGGAGTTACATCATCTTCTGGTACACATTCTATATTACAAGTTACAATTAATACACTGTGTACATTAAAAACAGATTTTAATGGACTTCTACTTAACTTACCTAACACATATGTGCAAATAGATGAATTAGATGCTTTGATTCAAGCTTATCTAGATGGGTCTGGTGAAAGTACATTAATCAAAAACAGAATGGTTCCTTATGCTGCTGTTCCTTATTATGGTCCAATAACATATTTTAATGGATCTGGAGCTGGTACAGGAGATTGGATTAATATTTATTTATGTAATGGTAACAATGGTACTCCTGATATGAGAGGTAGAACATTAGTTGGTGTTACAGATGGTACAATGTTAGGAGGAACAATGGCAGCAGCAGTTGATCCTACTATTACAGGTAATCCTAATTATTCTATAGGAACTGTTACAGGAGCAAATCAAATTGTATTAAATAGTAATCAAATTCCTTCACATACACACGAACCTACAGTTACCTCTAGTATTACTCCAAATCCTCATAAACATACTATAGTTAGAGCTTCATCAGATGTAGATGGAACAGCTTTTTCTCCAGGTACAGGAACATTAGGTACAGGAGATACAAGTGAAGTTTCTTTAACTGTAAATGTAAATGTATCAAATGCTATGACAGGAGGAGGTTTAGGTCACTCAAACATTCAACCATCAATTGGTTGTCG